TATCCATCCAGATAAACATTCCATTCTTAAATTGCACCAACTTGCCGCTGGCTTGTTCTATGGGTTCGTGATGTGCGCTTGGCTGCCAACCTAAAAGGGACTCTTGTATTTTTAGACAGAGCGCTTCATTCTCATCTGCACCCTCGGCCCCGCGTGAATCACGCACATTACGCGTAACCACCACGCACGCCACAAAATCCTCACGAGCCTGAGTGATAACAATGTCGCCATGCGCAGACCCTAATTTGTTATTTGAGCGAAAAACATAGCACCCCGGTACGCTGGTTCGATTAGCTAAAACGCTTTCTAAATTGGCAGTTCCAGCTACCTCTATAAACTCTGTCACCGTGTCGCTAATCCGCTGCTCAATTAGATTACGCAGAAATGCCATCAGATGAATCCATTGCTACTACGACTAAAAACACTCGCATCAGATTGCATTTCCGCTAAATCATCAACATCCACCGACGCGCCCGCAGCACTAAGACCTAAGCTAATATTGCCCTTGGCGATTTGAGATAGGTATTTAATAACAGCGTCATATCGTTTTTCAACCCGATCTATCATTCCGTCATCATATAAATAATACCGCGCCACATCACAGCAACTGCGAACCAGCACGGCAGGGACGCCTTCTAAAGGCAATGAATAAGCTGATAAATAACCGTCAATTTCTGCACTCGCATCACTAATCGCTTGAGACAAAACCAGCTCATCAATCAAGCCTAAGTTTTTATTGTCTGTCAGCTGCATAATTTCTTGCTCAGAAAAGCGCGAAACCATGTCGTCACGAGTGCAGTAAGCCATTTCTAACGCTCAACCACAAACATCGGATCAGTCTCAAGCGCTTCAATCTGCGCCTCGGTTAGCTCATCTTGCTTAATGATTGTTTCGCCACTCCATGCACGTCCAGCGCGTCTAAATCCATTGCGCTTAACGGTGACTTTAATTGTTTTCACTTCTTCAGATTTCGCGGACTCTTCCAAGGCTTTTGCCTCTGCTTCTGCTTTTTTATCTGCTGCTGTTGCCATTACCTTATTCCTTGCTCAATAAAAATTAACTTATAAGTGACTGATTTAATTAGCTCCCCCTGTCCCTATTTTCAGAAAAATCAAATAGGGAGTCTTGAAGAGGGAGTGCTACATGTGGTAGCTCTATTAAACGCCGGTACTACCAATCGCTAACTGCCAAAAACCATACAACCCAGCCGCTCTTGCTTCTGCGCCGTACTTATATTCAGCTCTATCAAACACGCCATCGTTTTCCATTGATGTCTGTGAGACAAAAACAGGGCGCTTACGCATTTGAATAATAAAAGGTTTAACTGCTTTGGTTGTGCAATACAAAAACCACGCCGTATCAGACGTTAATGCAGGGTTTACGATGACCTTAGCCGTGCCACGGAAAGGATTAGGACTGTTATCGTCCAACTTATCAGCATTGATTAAAGTATTCGCCACCGCTTCTAAGGCAGGCGGAACTTCTAACGTGTCAGGCATTAAGCGCAACGGCATACCTTCTTCATCAGCAAACTTCATCATTGCTGTACGTGCTGCGCCATAACTGGCAAGCGCCGCTGCTTTAGTCGCTGTACTTAAAGCGACGGTTAATTTATTAGATACCGACGCGCCATTGACTTCGTGGTCGGTGTCATAAAAGAACTGACCATCAATGCCTGTATTGCTAAAGCCTTCATTCTTTAAGCCATCAACAATAATATCCTGCAACTCGCCCGCAGCATCACCCGCCATTTGTGCTTGCGTGTTGTAAATGCCAAGACTGTCATCTTCAATATCATCACGCTTAACGGCAATGGTGGTTTCCCAAGGCTCATTTTTTACTGTGTAATTTTTCGCTTCTAGTGATTTAACATGCTTATCACCCAGCCACTTACGCATCATCGGAAAGCGAATTAACCAAGCGTATTCTTCGCTACTGCTATTAGATTTAACTTCCATTGCAGTGGCTTTCCAGTTTCCCGTTTCAGACTTTAACGCACTATTAAATACCGTTTTTAAGCCTGTAAAAATGGAGTTTAACGAACTTTTATTTACTAACATTTACTTTCCTTTTAAGAAATTTTCAACCAAACGCCATCGGAATCAACATCAACAATTACGCCCGCTGCACTTCTCGTGCCTGTACCATCATTATCAGCAAGCGTCTGATCATCAACAAAATAAGCGCCATCACCAATATTTGCCCGATCAATCGTGCCATCGTTGGCAAACTGAAAAACACCTTTTCGCGTATTAATAAAGACATCCCCCGCTGCACCACCTGCATTACCCGCTAATTCCTCGGCACGGCCAGCAGGTGTTAATCCCGTGGCGGTTGTCGCAGGAGCCGCATTTCCAGAAGCATCTAATACTACCAACGCACCTGCGTAAATAATCACGCCTGCCGCAACAGGATGATGGAATTCAGAGCCTTCACGCTCCGCCGTATTTCTATCTTGTGTTAAAGCAGCCATTACGCCCCCAATCCAGCTTTATAATCTTCTTCGCTAATGCCCATTTGTTCGCAGATAGACAGCTGATCCACCGACAAAACCACCGCATCATCCTTATCCATCAACATGCCATCCGATTGCATACCTTGTAATGCTGCAATCGGTTGCGCACTATCAAGATAAGCGCTTAATGCCGCAATATCAGATTTACCTAATGACTCCGCCCAATCTTTTTGCGCGGGCAATAAACGCCCATCCGCTAAAGCAGGCTCAACCAATTTACTCACGCTATCTGCATTTAATTGTGTCGATAACGCCGCCACCTGAGTTTGCAAGGCAGAAACGGCCGCAATCGGTACAAATTTAGCAGGGTCTGGCGCATCTTCTTTTAATGCGGTTACCTGTTCCGACAAAGCCGCTACCTGATCGCTCGATTGCTTCAATGCAGCACAAGCCGCTAAAACCGCCTTATCATCTGCATCATCAGAAAGGCCTAACAAGGCCAATAATTCTTTATTCATAGATTCCTCTTTCTTTGGAAGTGAAATGGATTGTTGTTTTAATAAACTGGCAGCCGCTAACTCAATCGCCTGCATGTTTTTAATGGCGGGGTTATCAGTCAAGGCCACGCTAATTAAGCGCGTTACCTCGCCAGTGCCTGCATCGTAAGTAAATAAGGGGGAAATAAAACGGTATTCATCTTTAGCAAAATGCGCCTTACTGGCAGCCGTCCAGCTAACATTTGTCGCAAACAAGCCAACGCCTTCACGCCACTCAAGATTAGCCCCTGCAAATGTTCCAGCCGACTCTAAAGGCTCAAGGTTTTTAGTAAACAAGAGGGATTGGTGGTCATAATCAATCAAGATGTTTTGCTTAGTCCCTGTTGCCGCAATCAACTTATTAGCGATTGCAGCATTTAAAAGCCAGGGGCCTTTGCCAGATAACGCGCCATCAGGTGCGTCAAACTCACCCGCAGGGAAAAGCTGGATAGCCTGATCCGTAACTAATCCCTCTAACGGAAAAAGACAGGCGGCTAATACTTGTTGATGGGCTGTTTTTGTTTTCATGGGGATAGATTAAGGGATCTATCCAGAAAAGTATTTTAATGGCCTTTAATGAATTTTAAGGGTGAAAAATACAACTCAACGAGAAAGGGAGATTAAAATAGGCGTTCGATTAAAATCCTACCCGTTTAACACCGTTTTAAAAATCGTTTTTAAAGGTTTTATGGGAAGTGTAAGGCGTGATGCAAAAACGACGCTTAAAACGCATCTGAGTCGATTTAATGAAATAGAGAGTGTAATACGAGCTAACGACTCTAAATAGCACACTCAAGATGGTCACTAATAATACCTAGCACTTCATCTTCCCAGTCACTAGGCAGATTATCTTCAGGTAAAAACGGACGTGCGGGAATATCCCCCCAAGGGGTGTTTTTGGCATACTGGCCTTTTTTTGCACCGAATTGATGAGTAGACGCATATTCAACATTAGTACCAATTTCAACACTGTTACCGCTAACATTATGAGTGAAGCTATTTTTCAGGAGTCCGCTATCTTCAAGTATTTGGGAATTACCGGGGCGGGGGCCTTTTCTTCTTTTCTGTAAAGTCACATCAGATAAGCCTTCCCACGGCAAACCGTCAGGCGATTCATGAGCATTAAACAACAACGCAATATTCTGCGCTATCGCATCACCTATTTGGTCTAGCGGGTCATGCAGGTCTTGCGTGGATTTGGCGAGCTGGCTAAGTGCCGTGTCAATTTCGTGGGTATCAAGCTTTATGGTTATCATTTGTAGGGAGAATGTTGAGTTATGGGTCTACAGTAGTGTAAATTCCTCTGCCGCTTTGCTTGATGCAGAAGCGTAAAACGCCTCCACAAGATCACCAAATTTGCTTTCATCAATACTGCTCTCTAACTGCAATAGTGCCTTTCCATCATCGATGTTAAGCTCTCTTTCGTTAGCTCTTAATAAAATTTCTTTAGCTTTTTCTAGTGCTTCTTCTTCGCTCATTTTATCCACCTGCTTTTGTGCTTTTTGACATGCTTGCAATAGCTGTATCAATCAAATTATCAAAATATAACGCGATTGATTTGTCATGCTCTAGTAATGCGTCCCTATTTAATAGCCACGCTGAAAAGTGCTCCGCATGAAACTCCTTATCGTTATACTCAGCATATCTCGTAATTGCTTTACCTGGGGGCTTCTTTGGTAATTTAGCCCAATAATGCACTTGATGTCCAACCTCGTGAACCCATGTAGAAATAATCGACGCATCAGGGCTGATCCTATCAGTTATGCTCCAGGCATTATCCTTTATCGCTTTCTGCGTGCCAAAAAGCAAATCTAGCGCCATATTTGATTTGTTTTTTGTTAGGTTTATTTTTGCATTACCTTTAACGACGACATGCCCCCATGAAGCCGCTGTAAATCCACCCGTCCTAGCTGCGTTTCTAATTGTATAGGCAGATAGTCGGCTGAATGTATTTTTGTCTTTTTCTAAGTACTCTGCCGCCGCACTCTCAAGCGCTGTAGATGCTTTGTTTTTATAGCTCATTTCCGACTGCTTAATGATAAGGGTCTTGATGCCTTTTCCTTCTGTGAAAGCTTGTAATTTTTTAATTCTATCTTGCGCACCTGGTATTTGTTTTAGCACGTCATTAATATCATTAACAGTTATATTTTTAAATGTAGATAATGCGCTTGGCATTGCATTACTGTAGTCATTATCAGAAATACTAACCTTCTCAGTCATTGCCAGCTTAATCTTAGACTCTGGCCTAGCCTTTATCGCCTTCTCGACTCCTTTAGTCAAATCAGCCCCAGGGTTATAATTCCACCCCTTATCTGGCTTCATATCACCCAGGTTAATCGACTTATTCAATCCTTTACCGTCACCACTACGGGCTTGCGCTTGCTTTTCTGTTAGCGATATTAATTTACACCGACAACGATAGCCATTTAAAGGCGCATGAGTATTCCAAAAACTATCATCCGCAGGCCTTATAACTCCATCCAGTGCTAAATGCGCAGGTCTAACACGGCTATCATTAATGGCGTCGTACATTAAATAAGGCCGACGTGCTTTATTGCGCTGGAATTTCTCCCAGTGCCCACGGTTATAATTGCTCTGTATATTAGTACGGAAGATATTATCTAAGCGGTGCGCTGGTAACTCTAAAATGCCATTTTCCAGTATTTCTTTTTTCCATTTATTAAACGATACGCCGCGCTGTAAGCCAGCCGCCAAGGAATCACGCACTTGCTCAAGCTGGTCTAGTGCCGCAATACCTGCAACAGAAAAAGCATGTTGCCTCAGAGCGCCTTGTAGCACACCGTAATAAGAATCAGGCAATACCACGCTACGTTTTTGGGCGGCCTTGATGGCCTCGTAAAAAGGAACATCAAAGCCAATTTTTAAGGGTCTAGTCGGCATGGGCGTAACCCATCACATCCGCCGCAAATAAAGCTCTTTCTAATGCTTGGCTAAATTGCGTTAAATCTGCATCACCAAGCACTATAGCTAATCGCAGCTCTAAATCTTCAGGGCTGGTTGCGGCCCGTATTGCCGAAGCCACAGCGATTGTATCAATCGGGCTTTTCATTGGCATTGCATCCGCCAAGGATTCAATCGTTTGCTGATCTAGCGTAAAACGACGCCCTGCGGTCGCGGCTAAATCAGGCTTAGGCAGGGTAGGGGGGGCTGTTGCAGGAATGCTTAAAATCGGCTCATCATTTTCCCGTTCAGGAATTTTTAACTTTTCTGTAATATAGCGAATAGGGATAATAGCCCCAGCGGCTGCCAGCTTAGGCAATGCATCAGCATATAATGCTAAATCATCCGCTTCTTGTGTATCAAACTTCCACGTTGGGCAACGGTCATTAGCAAATAAGCCATTCAGCATGGCCACCGGGTAAATTAAATAGCCGGACAGTGTTGAAGCTAATTGTCGTGCATCACTATTACGAATATCTAAACGTACATCATTGTGCACCGTCCCCAATGCTTGACTTCCCCCTCTGCTGTCCATGGTACTTAGCGCATTACCCAAAATAACCTTAGATTGTGTGCTCTCGCACCAATCAATCATGGCCTTAAAGGGATCAGAACCACCCGAAGCGGTCGCTGTAATGAGTTCCATTTCCATTGAGTCTGGCATAATCCCACCGGCATTATGGCCTAAGCTCATAATGGCACGCATCAATGTTTTCTTTTCTTTCTCGGTTGCGCCTGGCGAATATTTACCAATGCGAATCGGTAGCCCGTAAATTTCTAGCATTTCCGCTAAATCACGTACCGAATAATTTTTGAATAAGAATGGCCAAACTAAGGCGCGATGTATGCCAGTACGTGCTAAATCACCAGAACGGCTTTTATGTTGATGTAAAATCCAGCCTAAATCTCGTAGTGGTTCGCCGTGCAGCTGCGCGGGTGAACGCAGGCGCACAACATTAGGATGCTCAGGATCAATACAAAACCAGCGCGGTGAACGGTGCTTAATCTCAGGAAACCAGCCTATCTTGTCTTGTTGCCACTCTAGCTCCAAGCAGCTATAACCATGCCCGATAGCGTCAAGCGCATCAAATAATACATCTTCCACATCCAGCATATCGCGAATGCGAGATTCTAATAATCCCGTCGCTTTTTTCTCTGCCTCGCTGGCATCGTGCGGGGGCTGTAAATGCCAATCTAGCCCAATCACCGCCATTTTACGCTTGTGCATTTCTGCTTGAACATGGCCGTCTTTCTCTTCCATATCCATAAACAATTCGGCTTGAGCCGTTAAATCGCCTTGCTCAGCACGCTCTAATATGCTCGCCAAACGCGCAGGCGTAATGCCTTTTGAGGGATGGCTATCAAACTCATTGCGCAACATAACAGAATCGGCGGTTTGCTCTTCCTTTGGCGCTTCCGTGGCTGTTTTCTTACTAAACAACTGACTAAATAAACTCATAACTACCAAGCTCCTTGGGTTTCTTCTGGCATTTCTTCAAATTCAATGATTGACGGATCAGTACGGCTGGCAAAATAGGCGAGTGCTTTACTAATCGCACTATCACCATGCCGTTGCTTGCTACCTGTTTGGGTCTTTCCTTTGGGTAATCGGATAATGCCATTAATCACTTGCAGCGCACGTAAATCATTCAGCTGGTCCATATCTGCAGGAATCATTAAGGCACCATCTTCAAAAGCTGCCTTAAAAGGCGGCATGTTTTCTAAATACCAACCCTCACTTAATTTAATCTCTTGAATAAGGCCGCTACCATAACGATGCCGTGCTTGTTCCGCCAAGTACATACCGTTACCGCCTGCATCTAATGCCCCGCCAATTAAACGCGGCAGACGATCCACGATATAAAACAGCACCTGCTCTTGCTGCTTGAAGGGAATATTGCGCAATTCAACACTAAAAGGCACGGTTCTATTACCATTTTGCTCAATGCTCATCGGGTCTATCACGGTTAAATCACCTAAACGCCCAAAATCTTCACCGAAAACGTGAGTTAAATTAGGGTTAAGTGTCTTTAAAACGGGTTTTAAATGCGCTTCACACCAGTCCTTTACTTCTGCTATGCGCAAATGTTCAGGCCATTCATTAAAGCTATTTTCTTTTTCAAATCTGAAAACGGGATAAGCTTTACTCATGCGGCTTTCAATCAGCACCCGACTTAAAGCGGAACCACCTGATTGACTCGGTACACAAAAATATTCCTCGTCTGCCGCTTCCTTGCTAGGCGAGT